GTTGTCGCCAACTCACAATTCTTCGGTGCATTCACTGGTATTGCTTAATAAAGGGAGGTAAATCATGGCCGCTCCAATGCGAAGTACGGACTTTAGATCGATTGTTGAACCTATTCTTAATGAATGTTTTGACGGCGTCTACGACCTCCGTGAAGATGAATGGTCTCGCGTTTTCCGCGAGCAAGACGGTATTCCCCGTAACTACCACGAAGAGCCTGTCCTTTATGGATTTGGCGCCGCTCCCCAGTTGCCTGACGGCACTCCCGTCACATATCAACAGGGTGGTGTGCTCTTCCTCCAACGCTATATTTACAATGTGTACGGCCTTGCCTTCGCATTGACTAAAGTGTTGGTTGAAGACGGCGACCATATCCGTATCGGTCAAGTGTATGCTCGACACCTCGCCCAATCATTGATTGAGACTAAAGAAACTCTCTGTGCAAACATTTTGAACAGAGCCTTCAATAGTTCTTATGTCGGTGGTGACGGCGTATCGTTGATCAACACAGCTCACCCAATCGTGAACGGTACATTCAGCAACCAATTGGCAACTTCTGCTAACTTGTCTCAAACATCTCTCGAACAGATGTTGATTCAAATTCGCCAAGCTGTTGACAACAATGGTAAGAAGATCCGTTTGGTGCCCCGCCAGTTGGTGGTCGCCCCAGGCAACATCTTCCAAGCTGAAGTATTGTTGAAATCAGTACTGCGTACTGGTACAGCAAACAATGACTTGAACCCTGTTAAGTCAATCGGTTTGTTGGACGAAGGTGCCGCAGTTATCTCTCGTTTGACATCAGCCACAGCATGGTTCGTTCAAACTGATGCGCCCGAAGGCATGAAGCTTTTGATGCGTCGTCGTTTGGAGAAGACCATGGAAGGTGACTTCGAGACTGACTCTATGCGTTACAAAGCGACAGAGCGTTATATCCCTGGATATACCGATCCACGCGCAATGTTCGGCACAGCAGGCGTATAAGCCTAACGGGGAGGGGCTAAAACCTCTCCCCTTTTTTTAAACTGATCAAGCTTTTCAAGGAGAAGATCAAAATGCCTCAATTTTCAGACGACCTATTCTTAGGTTCTGCCCCCACATACATGGGGTTGACTAAAAACGCAAACGCGGTTGTTTTCACAGGAACAATTTCTTCAACTACTCTGACTGTCACTTCTCTCCAATCCGGAGACCAATTGGCAATCGGTATGTACGTTCAAGGTTCAAGTGTTACAGCTAACAGCTACATTACTGCTTTCGTATCTGGTACTGGTGGAACTGGCACATACACATTGAGCCAATCATCCACTGTTGGATCAGCAGAAACAATGTACGCATCTGGTAACGTATCTTTGGGCGATCCCTCCCCCATGCCTTTGGGAGTTGGGCCTCTTGGTCGCGTTTACATTTGGGACGTTGTTCCCGAAGCTTCTGCTACCAATAACATTTCTGCCGCCGCTTCTTATAGCACAGCAGGTAATGCAACATTGGCCGCAGGTACAAACACAACTTCTGTTGTTCGTTCTGACGGTACTACCGTTATTCAATTGGATTGCCCACGCGCAGTGAGCATCACAATTGGTACAGGTACGATTACCGCTACAAACGTGACAATCTCTGGTTACGATTACTACGGTCAAGCAATGACTCAAGTGATTTCAACTGGAACCACACAATCCACAACTGTAAACGGTAAGAAAGCCTTCTGGCAAATCTCTTCTGTCGCTGTTGCAGGTAACTGCGGTGGAACGATTGCTGTTGGTACAACTAACATCTTTGGTTCACCCGTAAGAATTATTGATGGCGGCTACATCATCGATCCAGGCTGGGCTGGCCAAATCGCTCCTGACACAGGAACATTTGTTGCCGCTGACATGACTAACCCTGCTACATCAAGCACAGGTGACGTTCGTGGCACATACGCCCCCAACACTGGAACATACACTGTAAATGGTCAAAACCGTTTGGTTGTCTCCATCGCAGTGCCAGCAATTGCCGCAGGTCCCAATGCCACTCGTTTGGGTGCATTAGGTGTTACCCAAGCCTAAAGGAGAATAAACCATGGCTAAATCAATGAAAGGCGCAGGCGGCTTCAGCCAAATGCCCAAAATGATGACAGACGAGCCTTCAGTTATTCTGAAGCTCAAAAAAGGTGGTCACGTTTCCATGAAACACAAGAAGGCAGAACATGGTCACAAGACCATGGAACACCATCTTGATGGTGGCATGGCTGGTCGTGCCATGGGTCTTGCTCCTGCTATGGCTGGTGCATCTCCCATGAAACCTTCTATGGCTATGCGTCGCAAGGCCATGGCTGGAATGGCTACACCTATGATGAAAAAGGGTGGAAAAGCTCACCACAAAGATGGTGGAGACATTGCTCAAGATAAAGCCATGATCAAAAAGGCTTTCAAGGAGCATGACGCCCAAGAGCACAAAGGTGGTAAGGGTACCCATTTGACCCTCAAGCATGGTGGTAAAGCTCATCACAAGTTTGCCAAAGGTGGTTCAGTTGGTGACGGAATGGCTAAGAAATTAGACAAATTCGAGACTAAGACTACCATTGAGAACGATGAGAAGCCTTATGTTGAGACCGAGATGCATGAAGCCAAGCGTGACAAAGTCCATGGTACTGGAGCTGTCAAAGAGGGTAATGCAGGTGGCTACAAGCATGGTGGTAAAGTTCACCACAAAGCTGGTGGTAAAGTGCATCACGTTTCTGGACATCCAGAAGGCTCCATGGAGCATCACAAGCATATGGCTAAACACCACGCCAAAATGCACAAAGAAGGTGGTTCTGCTCATCACAAAAAGATGATGGAACACCACAAAGCCATGTGCAAGGGTGGTAAGTATGCTACTGGTGGTTCAGTTCCTGCTGAAACCAACGAGAGCGATACCAGAGGTAAGATCGTAATGGGTGGAACCATTGAGGGCAATGAGCACGATTACGAAAATACTTTAGTTCACCAAGGTAGACGTGACTCTGCTCATGGTACTGGTGGCGTTGATATGGCTAACGATGGTGGCTATAAGCATGGTGGCAAGGCACATCACAAGCATGGTGGTAAACATCACTATGCCCATGGTGGTCGTGTACTAGGTGCTGAAGACAACGTGACTACTACACCTAAGGGCAAAACACACACCAAAACTGGTGAAGTGATGGAGTCTAATGCTGGTGGATTCAAGCGTGGAGGTCATGCCGTAAAAAAGCACTTCGCCACGGGGGGCACTGTTAATAAACAGGGTTCCGCCGTGGTAATGCCCCAAGCTAGAAAGCCTGCTTCCAGACCAGTCCACATCAATGAGCTATCTGGCACCTTCAAGAAGGGTGGCAGAGTAAAAAAGTTTGCTGACGGGACAGATGAAAACGATCTGTCTCGTGGTGGATATGACTCTGTAGCAAAGCAGGAAACTGCTGATAACTTAGCGATGAGAAACATGATGTTAGACCCCATTAGAAAGGGCTACAACATGGTCAAATCAGCTATTGGTATGGGTAGCACTACACCACCTGCTGGAAGCGTTACAAAGACTGTTAAACAAGTTTCTGTGACTCCTCCACAAAAGCGTCGTGGTGGCAGTATCAATCGTTAAGTAAGGTGGGGGCTTAGGCTCCCACTCTTTAAGGAATACATCATGAGTAATGGAATTGTTGCTTCAGTAACACGAGCAGGTGCGTATGAGCCATTTGACCTTCAAGTAGCAAGAGGTCAAATTTATGGGCACAGCGTTGTTAGCCTTTTTGGTTATCAATCTTCAGTAACCACAACTGCGATTCCTATTTGGGAAAATGCAACTACATACACATACATAACATCAGCATCAACTTTGTCGTTGGTAAGTACCTCTGCGTCTGATGATACGTCTGCAAAAATTTTAATCAGTGGATTGGATTCAAGTTTTAATCCAATTTCTGAAACATTGGCAATGAATGGAACTGGTGCAGTTACAACTGTAAACAGTTACTTTAGAGTTAATAGTTTGTTGATGGTCTCGCCCGGCACTGGGCAAAGCACCAATGTTGGAACCATCACATTGAAACAATCTTCAAACATTGTTGCCCAAATCAATGTTGGTATTGGCAAATCACAAAGCACTATTTACACAGTTCCTGCTGGTTACACTTTCTATTTAGACCTTGCTGAAGTTAATAGTTCAAATAGCTATACTGGAAGCACGATCATCACTTACAGAGTGCAAGCAATCAACAATGCAACTGGCGTTAAATTGGCTGTTCTACAACAACCATTTGTTTCTATTTACACAGCTTCAAGAGCATCTGATCCTTTTGCTTACGCAGAAAAGACAGATATTCAATGGCAGTTGAGCACAAATACTGGAACCATAGCCGCAGGCATTATTGTTACTGGTAAGTTGATTCAAAATAATAATGCTGTAACAGGTTCAGGTTCATAATGCCTAGCAAATCGCCTGCTCAACATCGACTGATGGAGGCCGCTGCCCACACCAAGGGTGGCTTTGGTGGCGTTCCTCAAAAGGTTGGCAAAGAGTTCGTCAAAGCTGATGAGGGGAAGAAGATGGCAAAAGGTGGTTTGTATGCCAATATCCATGCTAAACAGGAGCGGATAGCCCATGGATCAGGCGAAAAAATGCGTCGTGTCGGAGCTAAGGGTGCCCCAACCAAGGAAGCCTTTATTGAGTCAGCTAAAACTGCGAAGAAAAAAGATGGTGGTGGCGTCAACTTGGCTGTCAGTCGTGGTGAAAAATTATCGACAGACAGGGGTGCTGGACTAACTGCCAAGGGCAGAGAAAAGTACAATCGAGAGACTGGTAGCCATCTCAAAGCACCCCAGCCTCAAGGTGGCTCAAGAAAAGATTCATTTTGTGCCCGCATGAGCGGTGTTGTTAAGCATTCAAGTGGAGATGCGCCAAGAGCAAAAGCATCTTTAAAGCGTTGGAACTGTTCTGGTTGGTAAGGAAAAAACATGGCTTTCTCAGGAACCGTAAGCACCACAGTGATAAATACGCAGACGGTCATTGACCATGCTGTGCGTCGCTGTGGAAAATTAGCTGAAGAGATCACTGACGAGCAACAACAGTTTGCAAGAGAAAACTTGTATTTTCTTTTGTCAAACATGATCAACCGTGGAATACAGTACTTTGCCATCCAAAAGACCGTTGTAGGCTTGATTGCCAACCAGTATGAGTATCTGCTACCCTTAGGTGCAAACGACGCTCTAAACGTCTTATATCGCCAATTGGCAAGACCTTCTGGAGCTTATACATCTGGTGCTGGTGGCGTTGTTGCCAACATCAGCGATGGAAACACATCGACTTACTGCCAACAGACTAACCCAAATAGCTATTTCCAAGTCGATTATGGGACATCAAACCCCCAATACATTGGCTCAATAGGCATCATGCCCTATGTGGCTAACTTTGGAACAGCAACTTGGAGCTACTATTTGCAGGCTTCGAGCGATGGGGTGAACTGGCAGACCATTTACACAGGTACAAATGTGACTGTGACTGATGGGCAGTGGGTGTGGCAGGATGTGGACCCCGGGTTCAACGTCGAGTTCTACCGAATCCAAGCCTTCAATGGAACAACTTTGGCTCTCAGAGAGTGGTTTTTGGGCAATAACAGCACTGAAATTGAAATGTCTCGCCTAAATAGGGACGATTACACCAATCTTCCTAACAAAAACTTTACTGCGAACCAGCCTTTTCAGTATTATTTCCAACGAACCATCAATCAGCCTACCATGACGCTCTGGCCAGTGCCAAATACGTCATTTGTGCAGATGACTGTGTGGTATTCAGCCCAGATTGAGGATGTTGGAACGCTTCAACAGCAGTTAGCTATACCTCAAAGATGGTATGAAGCCACTATTTTCATGCTAGCTCACAGAATGAGCTTGGAGTTGCCACAAGTTGACCCAACTCGCATTGCTTATCTTGAGAAAATGGCTGACAAGTTCCTTGCTGATGTGGAAAATGAAGAGCGTGACAAGTCTCCTGAGTACTTTGCTCCTAACATCAGCGTTTACACGAGGTAATTATGCCTATATTCATTGATACACGAGGGATGTCTGATATATCTATTGCGATATGCGATAGATGTAAGATGAAGCGTCCCCACGCAGAGATGAGTATGGACTTTAACTTCCCCGGCCTCCGAGTGTGTGCCCAAGGCTGTAAGGATGAGAAGGACCCCTACAGGTTGGCGGCTCGCAAAACGGAACGCATCAACATCCGTTTTCCAAGACCTGATACCAACATTGACGTGGTGCCAGACGCAATCATTGAAACTGGATACGGTCAGTGGGAATTGTCACCAGAAAATAATACACAAACACCATCAACAAATGGTAATCTAGATACACTAAGTCCAAGTCCACCTGAGAACCAATAACTATGGCTAATGTAACCATAACCCAACTCCCAGTAGCAGGTGCCCTAACAGGCTCTGAGGCTGTTCCTGTTGTCCAAAATGGGGTGACAGTACAGACGACGACAGGTGCTATTCAGGCTACCTCAAACCTGAGCACATATAGCTTTTTGACGGTCAATGCTACGCCTGCCTTGCCTTCATCACGTTATTTGACCACAGGTACAGGTTTGGGATTGACTGATGGTGGTGCAGGGTCAAGCTATCAAATCTATTTGAATGGTACTTCTGGTTCCTTAGAGGCATCAGGTGTTGGCGTGATTGCCAAGACAAGTGCAGGAACCATTACACCAAGAACAATCACGGTCACAGGTTCTGGACTATCAATTACAAATGGCAATGGAGTAGGTGGTAATCCAACAATTTCAACGAGTGGGGTGCTGGCAAATTTTGCCGCAGTCTCAGGCACTGGCCTCCTATCAGTCAATGGCACCACCATAGG